GTGAACATGTTTAAGAAGCTGGCCATGTTCGAGCCTATCGTGCCGCTGACAGGCGAAGACTGGGAGTGGCATGAGCCGAGCCCTGGCGTGTTTCAAAACATACGCTGCAGCCGCGTGTTCAAACAAGCCGATCGCTTCAACGGCCAGGCTTATGACATCGAAGGCCGCGTGTTTCGAGAGCCTACTGGTGCCTGCTACACCGGCGCAGAAAGCTGCGTGCCCGTCGCTTTCCCCTACACACCCAAGACGGAATACGTCAATGTTCCTGGAGACAACACATGAGAGAACTACTTCCATTCGTCCTGGTGGGCTGGGTCATCCTGTCCTGGCTCACGCACGTCATCACCTGCCTCAAGACTGCCTCCTGGGGCTTCTTGATCGCAGGGGCGGTGTTCTTCCCCGTCGGTTGCGTGCACGGCACTGGCATCTGGTTCGGGGTGTTCTAGTGAAACTCGTTGACGAGTACTTCAAACAGATCAGGTTGAAGGTATTTATCTTCTTCCTGGTATCTGTTTGGATTTTTTACGAAACCTGGGGAAACTACTAGGCACAATTTGTACGATACCTGTATAATTTAATTTCCATCAACAGAAAGAGAGAAAGTGATGAACTTCAGTTTAAACATCCATCGCGTTACAAACATCCGTTTGAGCGCGGTTCGTCTTAACAAGGCAAGCGATACCCGTTACGCCACCAGGGACCTGATCATTGAAACCAGTGAGGGCAACTTTGAGTTGTCCTTGTTCTCGATCTACGTCGACGAGGACAGTGAACAGGAGCTGCTGGAGGTCAAGGTATGAGCATGAACACGCCGTTTCATTTGAGGCAGCGTGAGTTCAACGCGTTCAATGCAGAGAACCCAAAGGTCTGGGAATACTTTGAACGCTTTACGCTGGACGCCATCAACGTTGGTCACAGAAAGATCAGCCATTGGCTCATCATCAACCGCATCCGCTGGGAAGTTGTCATGACCACCACGGGCGCGGACTTCAAGATTTGCAACAACCACATTGCGTTCTACGCGCGCCTGTTCGTCAAGGTGCATCCGCAGTACCGGTTCATTTTCAATCTAAAGCGCATGGTTGACGAGCCATGGCACGGGGACATGCCGCTATGAACAGTAAAACCCTGCGCCGCCTCTTGACTTCATGCCATCAACGACGGGCGGCAAAACTTAACTGCGAAATATTTAACCTTTGTTGGGTCCTTACCGAAGATGCTGTTTGCAGCAAAACGACCAAGGGCTACCTCACTACCAAGAGGCTTGGCAGCCGCTTGTACAAACACGAGCTTACTTCCTATGACCGAATTTGAATCCACCTGCTGCGGGATTCCCTGCATCATCCGCGTGACGCACTGGGAAGGCTACGTGCCTGCCAGGCTATCCGGCCATCCCGATAACTGGGCACCGTCCGAAGGCGGTGAAGGTGAATGGGAAATCCTCGATACCAAAGGCCGGGCCGCGCCCTGGCTCGAGGTCAAGATGACCGACAAAGAACGCGTCCGCATCGACGAAGAAGTTTTTGAACACATGGAGAACCAAGATGACTACGATTGCTAAATACAAACGCCGCACCTTTAAAGATGTGGCAGCCGACGCACATGCCAAAGGCTACAGCGAGGGCCTGGCACAGGGCCGCAAAGACAGGGACGACCTGTTCAACACCAATGCCGATTTAGGCTTTACGGTCCTGGAGCTTGAAAAAAAGCTGGGCAAGATCAAAGGATCGCTGATCACGGCCCTGCGCTACTGGGCAAAGGGGCATGTATGACTGATAGGCCACAACCCCACATGAGCCTGGACGAGGCCCTGGAATATGTCAAAACTTTGACCGAAGACCAACAGAAGATTTTTGAGCTGGCATTCGTTGCCGGCATGTCAAAGCAGGCACAGTCAAGTGTTGACCGCGCAGTTAACGGCATCACCAAACACTACACCGCAGGCTGGAACGCGGCCCTGGACCTCATTGCATTCGACCTGATTGATGAGTTCAAGACTGCGTTCGGCGACGACACCCTTGCGAGCATAGCTATATGGATTAAGGAGCAAAAGAAATGAACTTTACAGAATGGTGGTCCCAATTGACCCAGTTTGAACAACGCGCCATTGGCGAACACAACGCTAAGTTTGTCTGGGAAGAATGCCAGAAGTACACCCTCATGACCCTTGAGGACGCGTGCAAGGCCCAGGTGGCCTATGACCAGGGAATGAAGGACGGCCGCGAGCGCTACGAGGTCCACGTGGCCGGCTGGGTGCTCACCCCAGGCATGCAGCCAGGCATGATTTGGATCAGCGACGCCGGAGGCGAAGGCGGAGACTTTCATATCCACGAGCTGGCTGAGGTCATCGGCAAGTTCTACAAGGAGAAGTTCTGATGAAAGAGTACCCATCCTATTGCTGCCAGAAGTGTGGCGAACTCATTGGCTGGCTCGGTCGAGTAATGCCATTTCACAAATGCAAGGGGAAGAACACATGACCGACTGCAAACACGACTGGCACTTCATACACGGCACTTCAAGACTGGAATGCCGGCGATGCAAAGTAGAGACCGGACCACGGACCTATGACCAACTGACGCAGGACATGCTGCAAGATGTCCTGACCATCGGCAGCGCCTGGAGCAAGGGTGGCGAGCGCATCGACCCGACGAGTGTGTACAAGCTCCACGACTCACGGCCCGCGAACACCATTCAGTTCTACGGGGGCCCCGAACCACGGACCGAGGTCCTGCGCATCTCCAAGGACGGCATCTGGGCCAACCCAGACATTCCTACAGACGAGGCTGCCAAGAAAGTCCTGGAGGCAATCGACGGGTATGTCAAAGGCATGGTCGAGCGCGTGCGTGACGAAGCGCGCCAGGAAATGCAAGGCCGCGTCGAAACCCTGGACGAGATGTACAAGCTGGTCTGCCGCCAACGCGACGAGCTCATGGACCAACAACGCGCCCAGGTCGAGGGCATGCGAGGGAGAATCCAATGACCGACTTACTTGTTGACGTAGCCATTGGGGTTTTGCTTGTTGCCATACTGTCCTTTATGTACGGTTTTATTTCAGCCTGGATGAAGGATAGAAACCAATGACCTGCGACCACCAATGGCAAGAGTCAGGCACCAGCAAAAAACACGATTGGGTCTGCTCCAAATGCAATATCCTCTACAGTGTCCTCAAAGAGCCCCAACAGGTCCTGGCCTGGTACGACCCCAGCAACAACGAAGTAGACACCGACAAAAATAGCCCACGCTTTACAAAGGCTGGCCAACTCTGGCCGCTAGGACTAATCTAATGATCCCGCCAAAAATGACACACCCCATGGCGCTGGACTGCTTTCGTTGCAAACCCACTACGGTGGATGCAAAATGTCAAAATTGCAAGCGCTGGCACGACCACCCCGACCAGACCCACGGGCCACGGACCGCGTACATCGAAATAGAAGGCAGCCGGTCAGAAGCCTGCTGCCACTTTCCCATATCCCTCTTAAAGGAAATAACATGAGACCCGCTATCTTTTCAACAGAAAATCCACCGCAGCCAATCACCTGCGTAGAAACTCTTGAGTACATCAACGGCCTGCGCAGAAGAATCGAAGTGCAAAACGACCAAATGGAGCAGCTGGCCGCCCAATCGCAGGAGCTTTTGGGAAAAGTCCAACACCTGACAGGAGAGGTCGAGAAGCTCTCCCTGGACCTGGGCATCCAACAAGGAGATGCCGGGCCAGGGTGGCAGAAGGTCACCCAGTGACACCGTCTCTCCAGGAAATAGTCGAGGCCCTCGGGCCACGGCAATTGGTCCAGGTGGTCATCATCACCGCTGGCGGGCAAAAGTACGCGCTCATCGGACCAGTGATGACCTGTGCAGAAATCACAGACATTGAGTTCGGTGAGCTCATGCCCATGGACGTGGCAGCCAAGATGCTCTCAGGCGACCACAAGGAATGGCTGGGGGTGGGGTTGCAGTAAGGCTAGGCCAGGTTCTCGATCCGGTTGTCCCAACGATTGCCATTGAGGTGGCGCAAAGGGGCCGTGGGCCACGTGCCATGTACCACGAACCACGCGACATCATGGGCACCAAGGTAGTCGTGACCAACACGAATTTGATAGATTCCCGTGGGGCACTTGCGCAAATGAACCTTGCCTCCACGGTGCAAGTGGGGTTTCCAATGCACTTTGCCCGTTTTAGAGCTATAACGAAAAGAATGGTCGATCAGGGTAAGATAGTCAGTGCTCATGTCGTTCCTTTTTCAACGATGGTGGGAAGTGAAGCCTCAGTGTGTCGAGCACTGGGGCTTTGCGCATTTTAGGATAAAAAAGATGGCAGTGGCATAGTTTATCGGGGTTTGTACTTAGAAAAAAGGTGCAAGGATCACGGATCACGGCAAATTCGCGGTTTCTATAGAAGAAAATAGGGTCATCAATGTTTTTTTTTATTTTTTCTAGAGAAAATGACGTAAGAGGTGTAATGGTGTAATAGTTAAATGAAATCAATGAGTTATTAGAACACAGTACCTTTCGTGTCGTACAAGGATGTAATTCACATAAAATGCGCGCGAGCTAACTTTTTGAAAAAAAAAAAACATACATTGGTCTATTTTTTCCTAACTAAAACCCTGAATTTGACCGTTTTTGCCCTTGTAGTTGCGTTAGGTGTGGATTTGTTGCACAATGTAGGCATGAAAATAGAGAAAAACATCCCCCTGCCTGGTGGCGTCGATCCCCGCGAACGCTATCCATTCCCCGATATGGCCCTTGGCGACAGTTTTATGATCCTGGATGCCACCTGGATCAAGAATCTGCGCAGCGCTGCCTACATGTACTCTAAGAGGCATCCAGGCACGCGGTTTACTTGTCGACGCCATGGCGAAGGCTGGCGCTTGTGGCGGGTGGCCTGATGCCGACTAAAGACGAAAAGTTTTTGGCGGGCAAAACCTTAGGCGGAAGGCCTGAGGTTGTTGAAACCAGGATAACCGCGCCGGTCAAGCCTCACAAACCAAAAGTCCTGACCGCCCAGGAATGGAAGTTTGTGGAAGAGTTTTGTGCAGGCGACGGCCACGTCACCTTGAAAGAGGCAGCGCTTCGCGCAGGCTACAGTGAAAACTGGGCAAAGGGCAGGGCCCGTGAGCTGACCGACCCTGAGTTTTCCCCACATATCGTGGCAGCGATCCAGGAGCGAAGGCGCGAGCTGGGCGAAAAGTACGGCACCACGTTCGAGCGGCACATGCGAGACCTCCAGGTTATTCGTGACCAGGCGCTGCAGGCCGGCGCGTATGGCGCGGCCGTCCAGGCTGAATACCGAAGGGGCCAGGCCCTGGGTTCGATTTACATCGACCGCAAAGAAATCCGCCACGGCACGATCGATAGCATGAGCAAAGAAGAAGTCATGCGCAAGCTGGAAGAAATCAAACGCTTGTACGGCGGCAATGCTGGCCCGATCGTTGACGTGACGCCTAAGCAGATCGAGGAAGAACCTGACGAGGACGAAGACGATGGCATTGAAACCGGAAGCGAACCTGTACAAGAGGCTGAAAGAAAACCTCCCAAGCTGCCATTTCACCCGGATTGAGTCCAGGGTAAACCTGGGCATCCCGGATTGTCTGCTGGCATTCCCGCATGGCCTGTTTGTGATGGTTGAGCTGAAGGTGGTCAAACGTGGCCGCAAAGTAAACCTGTCACCACACCAGGTTGCATTCCACATCAAGCATGCAGACCTGCGCTGCCCGACCTATATCCTGGTGCAGTACCAACCGGCCGGGACAACGCACGCAAGTAAATCTGAGCTGCTGCTATTTTGTGGCGAGCAGGCAATTGACCTAGCGAACCTGGGCGTCGACACCCCCGCGCTGGCCAGGTGGCCGTGGACCGGCGTGTCCTGGTCCGAACTTAGAAAACATTTAGTTGACAGTTGACTTGTATGTGAAAGTTGTGATAGGATCACAAACACCTGGATGGCCAGGTACAAACAGAAAGAGAGAAAGATATGAATGCTATGACTAAAACACAGATGGTGGACGCCTGCGCTGACTACGAGGTGGACTGGTTTTTTGACAGAGAACCTGCCGAACAGAGAGAGGTGTTCCGACACATCCAACTGCATGGGTTTCCAGGGTTCAACAATTATTCCGACGATGCCTTGTTTGCCTCTTGTGTACACAACGGCACCTTTTTAATGGAGGAATAAACCATGAAATACAGAATCGAAATAGAACGGTCCGCGCTGGCCACGCTGGTGATAGAGGCAGACAATATTGACCAGGCGGAGAGCAAAGCCTTTGCCCAGGTTCGCGACGAAGATTTTGGCCACGGTAATCTTTACCTGGTCGAAGTTGACGAAGTGACTGACGAGTGACGGCATGCGAAGGCGCGAACGAAAGCGCTTGCGACAGTTACCGAAACCGCTACCGGACCCTGAGCAGCAACGTGCAAACACGTCGGGCCTGATCCGTCGGCTGCTGGGTTTTTGGCTGTTCCATAAAATATTTGG